ATGAAAAAATTAATCTTAGTGATCCTGTTACTTCTGTCAATCGGTGTGATGACCATCGTTGATTCGAACATCATCCGACAAGCCCCTTATCCGAGCTTGTCCCAAGAACAAACGAAATAAGGAGGTCCGAACGTGACCCGGGCAATTTTAATCAGTTTCTGCGCCCTATTCCTTTTAACGGGCTGCACTTCCCAAGCTGAGCCAAGTATTTCCACTAAGCAAGCGAACTCAGTTGCAGCCGCTAACCGCGCGGAGCAAACTAGTCGTGCCAATGCGGCGGCTGATGCTAGTGCTAAGAAGCAATCTGGTGACCATTATCAAGCTGCTGACGACCATATCACTAGCGCAACTAGTGCAGTGGCCGCCGTCGGGCAAGTGCTCAACGATCCCAAGCAACAAACCTTTGGTGTCGTACCAACTGCCAATCAAGATGCACACGGCCACCACTATTATCAGGTCGATGCTTATCAGAAAACGGCTAATGGCGGCCGGGGGCATTATCTGAATAGTTACTTTGTTTATTTAGATGGTAGTATCACGACCAAACAAGCAAATTAATAAACAGACAAGTTGTCACCCATTCAAGCAGTGTCGTTGAACCTGCTGGGATGGGTGACTTTTTGGATGCATTTTTTGCCGGTAGTAATTTCAGTATTTCGGCGTACAGTTATTCCATGCTAATTAAGGCCAGCCCCAGTAACTAAGCAACCAATTTACAATTACAATTAATATCAACTGCATAAATATAGAAAAAGGTTTATTTTTTTGTTACTTTTCGCTATAATGGATATTGTTGTTAAAGCAACTGCCCCAGTGGCGGAACTGGCAGACGCGCAGCGTTCAGGTCGCTGTATTGGAAACAATGTACAGGTTCGAATCCTGCCTGGGGCATAATTTGGTAAACTAGATGAAGTTTGAATCCTGTTAAACGTTGATTTAACGGCATTCAAGCTTTTTCATTTGTACTAAAAAACACTACTAATTTCAAAAATTTGTCTTTATTTGTCTTTAAGACATAAATGTATACTTCTGAATATTAGTTATTAAAAAAATCCCCCCACGCCGAAGCGCAGGGGAATTAATCAAGTTATAACTATCATCTAGAGACAGATATTATTATACTTATTGCTTACTACTCTGTAAACCCTAGTAGTTGTCTCATTAGCTATATTGACAACTAATTATGCTAAAACTAAAATCGCACTAACCAAATACACGGGTAAGTAATATAAAAAAATCTTCCACCCATCAAAGCAGAAGATTATCCTCATCACCTCTGGCATCATTAGCTGACAATCTTGGAGGAATTCGAAAGCCATGATACTAATAACAGGACAAAGGACATAATAACGCTTGTCAGTTTATATTACAATACCGAAAGTAGTCTATACAAACATATTAATAACTCCTTGTGATATTTATCCACTTTGAGGTATAATCATTATTGTTTCCTTCTTAATTCCTAGGGAGCAGAACACCCATTTTATTTATTTAAACCTTGAACCAGCCTTGGCTGGTTCTTTTTGTATGTTTCTGTTAATAAAAGGATCCCCCACACCGAAGCATGGGGGACTAGAACAGTTCACGATTATTATACTACTTTTAGCTTGCTTGTGAGGCGGATTCTGACGTTGTTTCGGCATTTGGTTGCGCATTGGTATCCAAATTAGCCGCTAGCGATGACGCTAAAGTGGCTGCTGAACTAGCCGTGGCCGTGTCACCAACTGCCGCCGCACTAGCTGCTTGACTGTAAGCCGCCACTACTGCCTGTGATGCTTGGGCTTCGGCTTGACTAGCCGCCGCTGAGTTAGCTGCTTCAATCTTAGCTTGAGCTTCCGCCAAAGCTTCCACGACCGTTTGTTCCGTATAAGCTAACGTGCTCGACTTGGTCTTGATCGTGTTGCCGGTATCTTCCAAAATAGAATTATCCGTAATTACCCCGACAAAGGCTAGGATTGCCCCCACGGCGGTAATCACTAATACAACTGCATTAGCGTCAATCTTGACACCAAAGAAGACCGTTGCGACAGCTAAGCCAATAATCAACACGGACCCGATAATCTGGGCCCAATAAGCAGGCTTCTTGTAGTTAGCTTTGAGTGTTGCCTGAATTACATTTAAAAATTTTGTCATTGTTTTTCCCTCCTAAAGGAACTTTTCTGCGATGTAAATAACTAACGTGACGAGCACGCCACTAACCAAGACCCCGATCAACCAATTTTGAATAGTTGTAACGCGGTCGATTTGATGACTAGCTTCAATGGACTTGGCCAGTGCCTTGTCCGCTTTGTCGCCAATATCGTCAACTTGATTCAATTTTTCTTCGATGTTCTCAACTTTCGTTTTGGTGGCGGCCACATCCTTTTGAATATCCATTAATAACTTAGTTGTATCGTCGTATTGTGCCATTAGTAGACCACCCGTTTCCCATAGTCATGCCCATTGGTGACACCTAGCTTGATAAAGCCATACAGACCATTTGAACGGGTATAGCGTGCCCATACATAGTCGTGTTCAATAATAACCGCGTTGTAAGTTACACTCTCACCCTTGTAATAGGTGGCTATTTGACTCACCTTGTCACTATCCGTGTAACGAACAGCTAGTGTCCGACTAGGATAGAACACCCCTCGCTGGTTGTATTTAACGACCTTAAAGGTGGCCTTCTTAGCTGCCTGAGCCTGTTTAACATTGGCCTGTGCTTTAGCCTTGCTAGCAGTCGTGTAACCCGATTTAGTAATGCCCGTTAAATCGACATTGCCATCTAATCCGCCTGCTTTATACATACTAGTGAATTGGAAAATAGCCACGCCATCCATGCTAGGGAACCAGTTATAATCAGGGGTAGTTCTAACCAGATAGTCTGGATACTCAGATACCCATAAACAACTACCGTATGCTTTTAAAATCAAGCTAACATTAACATGGTCGCTTAGATAGGCCTTGCCGGAATACAACATAGGGGTATAACCAGCCGCTTTAATGAGGGCCATTTGAGCTAGAATGACATTAGTGTTAGCTGTCACGCTATTAGAAGCCCCATCCTCATAATCCAACGCGACGATACTACCCTTGGGCGTCTTAACGCGTGGTAAGTAATAGGCCATCATAGCCTTGGCATTGGTCATATTGCCACCAACACCGTCCCATAAGTAGGTGTGGACTCGTTTACCAGCCTTCATAGCGGACTTAACTTGGCTATTGTAAGTGGTCTGAGAGATATTAGTACCGCCATAAAAGCCACCCGCCTGTGATAGCACGAACTTATCAGTACTATAGCCGAATGTCCCACTATTACCGTTATATTTAGACCAGTCGATCCCTTGGTCACGACTAGTTGAAGCCTGACTGTTTAAATTGACCATTAAAAAGGCCATAAAAATGGCGCCCACCGTTAAGATGAGTGCCTTTAACTTGTGCTTATTCAATTGTCTACCTCCTACTCAAGACTGCTGTTTACTTGGAACTGTAATGTTGACTCACTCGGGTATATTGACGTTCCAGTAGTGTCAACCACCCATACTTCTAGCTGATATTCTCCCGCTGTTAGGCCAGTCATTAAATCCGACGTTAAGGCTAGTACAATTTGACCAGTTGTCGGGTCTGTTAAACTAGTTGGGTCAACTGTGACTGATTTAAGGTAGCCACTAGCATTACCCAATTTAACAGTAATTGAAGTGGCATTAGTTAAATCGGTGCTCACATTATCATTGCCACAAATTAACGTAAAGCTAGTTGTGGTATCGCCAATTTTAACAGTCTGTGGTGAAGTATCGGTAAAACTAAGCGTCTTCGCCATCTTTAGGTGCCTCCTTCTCAGCCAACTTGGCATTAAGCTGGTCAATTTGAACTTGAGCCATCGCTAATTGCTGGTCTTTAACGGCAATTGCTTGGGCATAGTTACTCGTTAGCTTGTTAATTAAAGCTTGTGCATCGATATTCATAATTTAATCCTCCTGTGTGGTGGTTGTCGTAGTAGTGGTAACTGGCTTTAAAGCAGTCAGACTATCAATCAGCGTGTTTAACACCTTTAATTTAACGTTATCAATGCCACCTACAATGGCGGTGTTAAAGTCGTCCATGGTAATGCTGACCTGTGAGCTAATCGCTAGTGTATTAATCTGAATGCTGATCGTCATAATGTTGTTCGTGTAATCTGGTTTATAATTCGTGATTAAAATGCTATCCATTTAATTTGGCCTCCAATTCTAATAAATGCCCGTTTAATTGGTCAATTTGCTTTTGTTGTTCCTGTACCGTGGCTAGGGTGGCATTTAATAGCACACTGTCATCCACTCCATTTAACTTGCCATCTTCATCACGACTAATAAATACGTCCGGTAATTGCCACTGCTTAGTATCATTCACATCATCAACAATGCTAGATAGCCTAATATGGCTGGTATTATCGTCAGTTTTGTACTGATAAGTGGCTAGGTCGATTGCATTAATTAGCTGTGCCCAATAGGCGGTATCAGCCTTTTGAACATCCTGCTTAACACTCAATAAAGACGATTTAACTAAGCTAGTATAGTGAACGGCACCAGCATAGATGTCAGCGGCACCACCTTTCCCCATTGCAAAGTGAATAGCGCCATTATCAGCACTGGTAAACGTATGACCAGTGTTAATGTGGAAGTTACCAATATCCAACTCTCTATTAAACTGAATGACGTTAGAACCAGCCGTGTCAGTACCAAAGTTCGCGATATCAGATCCGGAAAAATTGGTAACTCGCCACCAAGTAGAAGCTTGGTCTGCAATGATATTGCCATAACTGTTAAACGTAATGCCCGTCCCATTCATTTGAAGACCACTAAAATGAATAGACTGTGTACTCCCCCAAAGATGGAGGCCATTTAATGGGCTTATAACAACTTGACCAGTTAATTGGCTTCCAGAAACGGATTGCGAGAATGACATATCCTTGCCATTCGTAAATCCGGAGTTTAAAGAAATCGTATCACCACTAAAATTACCGTCATAAGCTTCATATTGGCTACCAGAAGCATTTATCGCGCGATACATGGTTCTTAGTCCGCCACCACTCATCTCTGTTCTCAAAGCGTCCATTGAGTTAAAAAATGTCGTGGAAGTCTTCCCACTTGACTCAATGGTGAACGGATAGAAGTTACTCGTATTGTTGGAATTACTAATGATGTCGCCACCATGGAACGTTGTCCCATTTATAGTTGAACCATTAATCGTACTAGTATTGATTGTTGGTGAGGTTAATGTGCCACCAATAAGCGTCATGTTCTTAGCCGTTATCGCACCATTTTTGTCTACTGTGAACGTTCCGTTATTGGTACTAAACGTGTTGGCGACAATGTTAACACCTTTTAACGAGCCAGCAGTAACGTCGCCTAAATTGGCACTTAAAGCTGATAGTTTATCAACGTCTAGCCGGTCAGTGCTCATTGTTCCTGTTGTAATGTTTGATGCGTTGATATTTTCACCAGTAATCGTATTAAAGTCAATTGAACCAGCCGTTAAATGGTTAGCACTAATGTTGCTCATTTTAGCGTCAGTGATAGCGGCATCTGCTATCTGTGCTGTGCCTACAGCTAATGACCCTATCTTGGCATTAGTAATTGCACCATCACCTATTTGGGCGGCGCCCACGGCTAGGTTAGCAATCTTGGCACTATTAACAGCCGCATTACCAATCTGGGCATTGGTGATTGCACCGTTGGCTATTTCAGCTGTTCCAATAACTCCTTTATCAATAGCTGTGTCTGTCGTGATATGGACTATCGAGCCATCCTTAACACCTGCACTTAACGTCTGATAATCGGCACTTGCTTGACTTGCACTTACTGCTGCTTGACTACCAGTTAGTACAGCATTAGAAGCTGCTTGACTAGCACTATTAGCAATACTGGTAGCATTATTACCAGCACTTTGTGCTACCGCAGCCGCACTATAAGCTTGTGAAGCCACCTGACTAGCGCTATTACCAGTTGACGTTGCCTGACTAGCCACGATAGCCGCACCAGAAGCCGCTTGACTAGCTACCGATACACTAGACTGCATGTTATCAATGTCAGTGTTAAAGCTATCACTTAAGGCGGTCTGTACGTTGCTTAGAGCCGTATTGTAGGCATCTGTAAGGGCCTCGTAACTATCTCGGTCAACGTCACTAGCTTTAGTCGTATCCGTTAAGATGGCTGTCATAAAGGTGTTCAAGTTAGTGTAGGCTGTCGTTAAATCAGTCGTACTAACATTGGCCTCTTTAGCCCGGGCTAGCACTACATTATACTGGCTAGTTAACCCGGAATACTGTGAAGCCTCTGTCTGCTTTTCAATGACACTCATTAAATTGGGGTCATTTAAATTGGCAACTCCACTAGCCGCATTATCAGCCGTATTTTGCGCGTTGATAATCTTAATGCCATCATCGGTTAATATAACCTGAGTTGCGTTAGATTCAGCCATCTAATTCACCTCCCTTCTAATCGGCCGTGCTATCATTTTCATTGATTGTCCCTTTATCAATCGTGCTAGCTGCCGATCGTTTCGTAATGGGTATTGTGTACACCTTTTCCTTTTCAGCTGAATAGGGGTCAATTTCTAGTACCCGCGTGTTAAAGGTCACTAACAAGTACGCCTGTGAATCCTGATAAAAGACGTTACAAGTTTCCACTTCACGGCTTTCATCGGTCAGGTTGGGCATTACCATATCATTGTCAAAGTAAGCTTCAAATTCGGCCCCTTTATGCACAACATTTAAGGCCCACACTTTATGGGGATCATCGGTTGTTTCAGCTTCACCGCCACCGGCCGCAAAATAGAAGTATGGGAAGTCTAGGCATTCAGATTGGTAAGTGTTCTGGTTAAAATCAATCCCATAATTGGTGATATTAAAGTTGTATAGCACGTTATAGTTGCCTGCTAACAGGTCACTAGCGTTAAGAATGTCAGTGGAGCCATCAGAATAGCCAATTGAGACCATATCATGTTGACGGTCGTAGTTAATTCGGCCGTAACCTTTAAGCGCCATAACCTGTTGTACTCGACTATCGGTAGGCTGTAACGTTACCCCGGCCACATATGGAAAACGTACCAGAATGTAATTACCATCATTCTTTAAGCTCACAATCGTCCAAATATAAGGTGTACCATTAACCTCCTGTACCCCAAATGTACCACCATGTTGGCCATGAATTTGCAACATCACCGACTGCACAGCAAACTTGCTATCCTGCAAAGCGAACATAACATCTTTAGAACCACTAGAATCACGAGCACGACTAGTTAGGTACTGCCCATTGTTTAAACGTGCCATGTATTGAGTGGCTGAGTGCGCCCCATTATCATCAGGCCCATAGACGCCTAAATAGCTGATATTAGTGGTGTCTAGCTTAATCTCGGGGTCATCTTGAATATAGTCAGCTTCAATTGTCCCGTGTAAGGTACCCACAGCGTTACTAGCCGCATTAATTAAGTAGCCGGTTTTTTGGTAGCTGGTGTCAACCGTGCCATCAGTGTTATAACGGCGCCAAATAAAGCCCTTGCTATCAATGTAGGCTGAAATATTAGTGCTACCTTCCCAAGCTTGTAAAATCAACCGTTTAGTCTGGGTAGTATCCGTGAAGTTGTTACCGTCAGGCGTTAAAGCGACTGGTTTAATCGAACTAGCATCGGCCTTAGCTTCTTCAACCGCCTTACTGAGTGCGTTCTGGTACTGTTCCATCCATGCCGGCGTGGCTACTTGAACAGTTGTATACTCGCCAAAACCAACCGTGTTGCCATACGGGTTAGCAAAGCTGATTGTCCGTTGAATAACGCGACCGCTAGCGTCTAATACGGGCTCAATTAATTCATCTTTAAACCTAATTGTGGCACCTAATGGTGGATTAAAGTTGGGTGTTACATTCACCTCATAATACGTTCTAGGGTGGTTATACAGCTTAAGCATGTCTTTAGCCCATGACTTTAAACCGGCTGAGTTACTAATCTGATTAGCAGTAACAATGGCTTCATAGTACAGGCCAGCTTGCCAATCCGGGTTATATTTCTGGTTGGCCTCATCATCAACGATATAGGGCTTACCATCATTGACCACTGCAATCGTGCTACCATTAGCCCCATAAGGAATCAGCTTAGTCACAGGTGTTGATACCGTTGTCCGTTTAATACTAGTCATGTTTTTACCGAATACCGCCTCGTTATAAACCACATCATTGTTCAGCTGGTCGGCAATGACACATACCTTTTTCGTGATGTTTCCTTGGCTATCAATCTCAACATATGGGTCAATTTCAACATCATACGTTTGAATGAGTGTCTGAATCAGCGTACTAGCTTTAGTCTTGCCGTCAATGGTAATAGATGGTGTCATTACATTAGTGGTCTGGTAGTCTAGCGTCCAACCAGTGGCATTAAAACACTCATTAAAGGCTGTCTGAATCGAACTAGCACTAGCTGTAGTGGCTACCGGATAATGATGAGCTAAACTGTACAAGCATAGGTTGGTAAAGTTAGCCGTTGTGACGTGTTTAACAGCAGCGGTATTGCTCTCTTCCGCACTGTATATGAGCATGACGTACCAATGACCTGATAGCTCGTCATAATAGGCAAGATTGTTACCAGCCACCACTTTATCTGAATCAGGCTGGCCTTGAAGCACGTCTAGTTGGCCTTGATGATCAAACTTTTTAGATTGGGCATTTAGGTTAACTGTGCCATCAAACGTGTCATTAGTACCCACATTAACGTCATCATCATAGCTGGTGCTAGTTGTGTCTGAATCAGCTAGTTGAATCTTGACGCTGTCATTAGAGAACTTAGTGGCCCCATCAACGGTCAGGGTACCAATCCGCTTTAAATTCGAATCTAGGATTAAATACTGATTATTTAAAGCCATCTGTTAACCTCCTTATTTTAGTTATGTAAAAAGGCCACCCTTAACGGAAGCCTTTAAAGTGTTGCTATAGTAATCTGGGTAGATATTTAAGCGTGATTTGCGCGTCATCTAAGTCACCAATCATCGTTAGGCTATTAACCCCCGGACTAAGCTTAGGATAGTCCGTTGACCAAATGGGGCTAGCTAGCTTACCGCCAACCGTGGTGCTATCAGTCTCACAATTTAAGACGATCTCTTGACCAGCACTAGCAATATATTTAGGTGCGTCCTGAGCCACGTCATTAACTTGGTAAATGTCTAGGTGAGTGATTGATAGATAAGGGTTTTCATAGCCCACATTTTCGTCATCTTCGGCAATCGAGTGCTTAAAGAACACCCCACCGATACCACCTAAAGCCGATTGATAATTTGAATTAGTGTCAACGAACGTCCCGTGCACGATTAGGAACCGTTTAGGGTCGGTACAAGGCTGGCCGGAATGACTACCACTCGTGTAGTATTGCGTGATTGACCAGCTAAACACCTTACCATTTTTGATTAGGTCTAATTGAAGCCAACTAGTGCTTAGTGCTGACTTTTCTTCTTTGTTAACCACTGTCATATAATTAGTGACCGTCTCTTTAACCGACTTAGTAGTAACCTTGCCAGTTTTCTTATTTTTTGACTTCTTAGTGACCGTCTTAGTTGTAGTGCCAGTCTTAATTTTAATCTTCTGGTCACGGCCATTGCTAGAACTACCTGAGGGGCCTTTACCATTGTAGAAAGTCTCATGTTTACCGTCACCCCCGGCAAAAGTGCCACCCGGCTTGGTAATTTGTAGATAGCAAGTTGGGGTACCACCTGAACTAGAATCAGCTAGACCAAAGCGACCAATCGTTGCCCCATTCGGGTCTAATAGCAGGACTTCTACACGCCCCATCGCTCGTCCATTATGGGTACCTGAGTGCTTAATGTGATGGATTCTAGTGGTGACTCGATAGTTAGTTAGGCTGTTAGTCATACCGGTAAAGCGAACACCGGGGCCATACCAGTCTGGTTGATGGCTACCATATTGTTTAACCCCATTGGCTAGCTTGACCATTAACACTTGGGTATCTCGGTTGCTATCAGCTTCACCTTGATAAATGTAGTCACCAGCAGTCTTCATCTGAGCAATCGCATTGGCATCATTAGTCCACTCAGCCATGGTATTTAATACATCACTGTTCACGACCTGCGTATAAGGCTGTACTGCCACCGCTTGGTCTTCATCGCTATCAGGTCCCAGTCCATATTCACCACCGTTTAAGGTAAAGCCAATGTGCTTTAAATCCCGCTTAGGTACGACCTGAATAACTGGCTCCGTTCTAGCGGTGCCATCAACAGTGATTGTATTTAAACCGTTCTTTAAGGGTGTTTCAACCTGTGGCAGGGTTGCCCGTGGGTCTGATTGCACAAAGGTAATCGTTAGTGTAGCGTCCCACGCCCCCTGGTTAATGAACTGTGGATCGCTAATCGCAGTAATATGCCCCCAGTAAGTCACTTTGGGTTCAAAGCCAAATACTAGTGGGTACTCTTTACCATTATCACTTGGATCATCACTTAGCAATAAGCCGCTCAAATTATGCATAATCTGATTGTATTTGTCCTGACTGCCACGAGCGATAATAGTTATTGGAATACTGATTGTCCGACTAGTATAGTCCATACCATTAAATTGATTACCATACATGGCGGGGATATCGGTTGCTTGTTCGGCCATGGCTGGTGCACTTGGCAGTATTACTGCTCCCATAACGGCTTGCAAATCATCGCGGCTATTTAAGCCAGCATATTCAAAATCATTTTTGTTCAAAACAGACAATTATATCGCCATCCTTGTTTAATTTTAACTATGTAAAAAAGAGCCTTCTAAGGCTCTTCAATATATTAATACTAATACCCCATCATTTGACTATATTGTGACGTCTTCTTGGTATTTGACCTGACAGCATTAACCACGTCAGAGTTGGCAACAACTGCTTTAACATCTCCTTGGCCAGTGACCAAAGCATCTAGTGAAGCTATAACCCGCTGTTTGAATGCTTCGTCGGAATCAATCTGGTCGTTACCGGTATTTATCACATTAGCGCCATCTTGAGCTCCGAACTTAGCCATTATCTGTTGCATAATTTGGTAAGCCCTTGAACGCTTAGATAAGTCCATCGGAACTATGGCTTCTGGCAAGTTGCCTTCAAACAATTTGTAAACGCCCGCTTTGTTTCCGAAACCACCATTCTCAAATCCTTTAATATAGCGATAAACAGCTGACGCCTGACTTTCACGAAGCCCACCGGTGCCGTTCATAGCACCGCCTGATTCCCACGTTGCAAAGAATTTATATGCGGCTTCTGTTGGATTGGTCATACGTAGAACAGATTTTAACAAACTACTCTCACCGGGCTCGTTAAGAGCGTAATTAATTTGGCCAGCAGCTGAGTCCCATGCATATCCATGTTTTCTAAGCCAGCTTCTTAATGCTGTTTCACGAGTGAACGTCCATTGCCCCAACCCAGTACCATGATCAAGTGGATCAATGGCAGTAGGGGTCAAGTTTGATTCGATAACCCAATTTCCTAGAACACCGGCAATACCACCATTATTTGAAGCGGGATAGCCATGTTTAAATGCTCTAGCCAATTCTCGTGCACGGGAAGCAACACTACCGGACAGCTTAATGTTGCCAACTCCTCCACCGAAGTTGTCAGCTAAATCAGAAATAGCTTTCGCAAATCCCTTTAAAGCTCGGTCAACTAGTCCTTTGCCTAAATCATGACCGATTGAACCGACTCCTGGAGTTTTGGTTGGATCAAATGTCTTTAAAGCCATTGACTTTAAAGTTTTCAATGGGTGAGTTATCTTAGACAATGCATCCATTGCTTTATCACTAACGCTGTCGAAGATAGAAGTAGCACCGCTCTTAATTTTCTTTAAAAACGACGCGATATCAATAGTGCCTTTAGCATAGCCAGGAAGCGTATGTCCTAGGCCACCGTTAAAAAGCTTAGCAGTATCACCAGCATTAAGAATCTGATCACCAGGTTTAACATTAACCACTTCAGCACCATTCATACCCAGAAATGACACTTTCCCATTGTCTCTATCAATTTTAGCCTCGACACCGCCTTCACCAACTAAAGCTCTAGCAGTGCCAACAATACCGCCGGAAGCATGGGCTTCTATGCTTACTGGATTATATCCTGATTGATAAGCGCCAACATTGATTGGTTTAATACCAAATCCTTTAACTAGATTACTAAAGAAACTAGTAATGTTTTTCCAAATACTATGAATACCGTAGCCTTGCTTATCGGCAGCTTTCATGGAGCCGTTGGCTTGCTTAACAGCATGCCCCAAAACACCTTTTGACTGTAAATTGGCCTGATCAACTACCGAACTGTTTTGATCCTTAGCATGTTTAACAACTTGTGATCTTTGCTTATCTGCGTCATCAGTAGTGTGCTTGTACTGACGATCCGCATGTTGTTCAGTTTTGTTTTCCTGCTCTAAAGCGTTGTCAATTGACTTTTGTTTTTGGTCCTTAGCTTTACTAATAATAGCTGCACGTTGCTTCTCGGCATACTTAGAATTACCAGAATATTGATTTTTAGCAGCATCAACTGTTTTACTATACTGGCTCTTTGCTTGGCTGATTGCCTCGCTAGCTTGTCTTTCAGCTGCTTTTATAACCTTATTGTGTTGCTTTTCAGCCGCAGAAACACGATCTTTGTATTCTTGGTCTGCCAGTGAAACTGTCTTTTTGTACTCTTTATTCGACTGTGAAATAGCATCATTTGCTTGTTCACGAGTGATTTTTCCCTTGCTCTTGGAAAGATTTCTCAAAATATCATTCTGCTTATTAGCAGCTGACTTTATCTTTCCCGTTAAAGTTGTGTGTAAACGGGCTTCTTGTGCAGTAGTTTCCGTTGCACTTTTAATCCGTAGTTTATCAAGAGCGGCTGACTTTTTGTTTTCTTCAGCCTTAATAGCTGCTTTCTTTTTAGACATGTCTTTCTGAACAATAATCGAGTTGGCACCAAACCGTCGTTCGTCAGATGCTATTTTAGCATCCCAGCTAGAACTAGTTTTTCTCTCGCTAGCATTCCATTTACTAATGATACTTGCTTTTTGCTGCGCATAATACTTCGCAATAGCATTGCGATCAGAAGCTGACATTTTTTCAAAACGATTTGTCTCACTATCATTCTTTTTAATTGAAGCTAATTGCTTTTTATACTCCGCATCGGTTAGCATACCCGCTTTATGAAGTACGTTCACATCATTTAAATCTTGCTTCTGCTTTTTAGAATAATAGGAACTATACGCCTTACCTAGATCACTCAGTGAGTGCTTAGTAGACTCTGTCTTAATCTTGGGAGCTTCAATGGTCTTCCCTTTTAGCGCATCACTAATTCTTTTAACAATCGTATTTGCAGTTTTAGTACCACCAACACCATCACCAATGCTTGCTCCTAACATTGCTCCCGCAGCTGTTCCTGCTCCCGGGATAACACTTCCAAGGGCTGCACCAATGCCGCCCCCAATAAGTGTTCCAGCTGTTTTACCAGTTGCTTTATATTTATCAGACGCCTTACCGGAGCTAACTGCTTTCGCAATGCTACTACCAGCGTCCCAAGCAGTCATGGCTAATCCAGCACCATTGATAATCCTTGTACCAATTGTTCCTCCTAGCAATGACCATTTACTGCTTTTAGAAATTTTTTCAGTATTTTCCGCTTCAACTGATATAGAGCTTAAATCAGCGCCTATATTCCCATCCTTTCTACCTTTAACTCTCCGATAACCAGTTCCAATATTTTCTTCACTGGCCGTACTTAGTTCAGCATTAGTTTTAAGAACCGCGTTTTGTTCTTCTAAAGCTTTAGTTTCTTGTTTAATCCCTAGAACTTTTTCAGCCCAGCTAACAGTATCACTGATTTTTTTAAAAGTTGACAGAACTGAACTAGTCTCTTTGACGGCTTTACTTGTTAACCACCATGCTGCTCCAAATTTTGCAATGGTTTCTGTGTGCCCGCCAACCATACTGAGTAATGGCTTTAAAAGTGCATTGGTTATTTTAAGCGATTCAATTAACGTTTCAAAGCCCAGGCCACCCAAGTTTTTGACAGTTTTGAAGAAATTAACAATTTCCGGAGCATTTTTGGCAATAGAGTCAGAAGCTTTGGTGACACCCTTGGCCAAGTTATCCATTGCATCATTCATTGCTTTTGGTGCCGACTTGACATCAAAAGCTTTAGCAAAGGCTTTAGTAATCGTGCTAATACCTTTTTCTGCCGCTACACCTACCTTATTAAACTCCTTGTCAGTCCGTTTATCAGATACCCATTTTGAAACTGCGCCATAGATTGGATTTTGAGCGGTTAAAATCGGCTTTTCAATGTCACCGATTAAAGCTGGAACACGCGCTTTGATCGTACGTTCCATACCAACCATCGTATGTAACATGTTGTCGGCGGCTTTATCGTATTTTCCGGATCCAAGTTGATTAAACGTATTTTCAATATCTTTAGCAGATATTTTTCCTTCTTTAGCCATCTCACTCAAATCAGCAACTGTTACCTTACTACTTTTGTGAGTCTTTTGGGCGTTTGTCTCTTGTTGAGCAGCATATTGCGAGTTAACCTTAATAGCTTGCTTAATTTCTGCATTAGTCACTTTGTGCCCACTTGCAATTTGCTTGCTAAAAACTGTAAATTGCTGGGCACTGACAATACCTTTTTGACGATATGTTTCTAGGTCAGATAAACTATTATTTGTTCCATAATGCATTCCTTCAAACATCAAGGTCATTTTTTTGTTATAGGCACTTACGGCTTTAGCAGCACCTTTACCTGTTGAAGCAGCCGTATCACCCGTCTTTTTTAATCCAGATTCATACTTGGCCAATTGTTCACGGAACATCGGGAAATACTGGCTAATTTGGTTTAACATACCAGCATTGGCTTTTCCCCGTGACAGGCCGTTAACCATGTCTTGTGTAACTGCTTGTATCTGTTGTTTATCTAATCCAACCGCATCCGACATGTTTAGCATGGATTTGGTTAATTCATCTGATTCTTTTTTATTGGAATGTAAGTGATAAAAGCCTTGCTCTAGTTCATTAACAACATCTACGGCTTGACCGGTCTTAACAGATAAGTCGTTGATTGTTTTAACCATTGCGTTAGATTTGCCAACAGCGCCAGTTAAAGTCAACCAGGTGGCCGTCATCTTTTGCTGCTCTTTTTCATATTCCATACCAGCGCTAATAGCTTCGTGAATATGTGAAGTAATTGATTGAAAAGCGCTCGTAATACCACTGGCAACTAAATGAGCACCCAGAATTTTGCCAAATAAATGATTGGCCTTATCTACGTGCTCGTTTACTCTATTTAGCTGGCTAATGACTGACGTTAATCCTGACTGTGGTTTTTTGCTTAATTGCTCATCAAGCTCTTTCATCTTAACCCGAGTTTGGGCAATTTTAGTACCTAATTCGTTCACCCTAATCTGTTGTTCTTTGAACTCTTTAGAACTGTTACCACTAGCACTCGCAATCTTATTAAGTATGCTTTGCTCAGCCTCTAGTTGCTTGTTAAGCTCATTATAAGACTGATGTAACCCGCTAGCCTTAACTTTGTTGGCTTCAAACTCGTGGCCTTCGGCTTTTAGTTTGGCTACATATGAGTCTGTTACTTTGGCTGATATTTCGGTTGCATCTTTTAATTGTAAGACACCACTTTTTTGCAGATCAAGTGACTTCTGTGCTCGTTCTTGTTGCCCCTCTAAACTGGCGATTGAGCGTTTTGCAGCGTTAATCTGATTTTCATATTTAACATAAGCTTCTCGGCCTTTTTGAGTGGTTTGGTCTAATCCGTTTTGCTCCCTTTTGAGACGCTCAATTACTAATCGTTGTGCTTCAATAGCTCGGCCAGCATCTTTGACTTTACCCGCATAAGCCGCCATAATACCTTCACCCGAACGGATTTCAGCAAAGTTAGCTTGCATACTAGATTTTAGTAATTTCGCTTCATTCTTTAATTCGCTTAACTTGCGAGTCATGCCACCATCGTCCATGTTAATTGCGAATTCGTAGCCTTGAATTTTCTCTGTTGCCATACTTTGCCTCCTTTACAATGCACCAATTTGACGTGCTAATTCGAGCGGATCTTGAACACGGTCTTTACGTGACTTGGCATTCAATGCTGTTTGCATTTCACTAAATGAGCTTTGATAAAAGTCACTAGGCAATATGCCTTGTGAAATCAATTGATTAGCGATGTAATCAATATCCTGAATAAAATTATCAAGTTGCCAAATCATTCTGGCTTTGGCAATTTTGGGTCTTCTTCCTCTTCCTGATCGCTGCTGTTGCCTACAGATGGTAATTCTACTCCCAAGAATTGTTTTAAACAGTCATTAAAGAAGTCGTATTCGTCGCTAACCGAAAATTCCATGGACATGACACGTTTCTTTTGCGAAGCATTTAGTTCCAATAAATCACAGGTCGTTTCAGCCACAACCTTTGCAAGCTTAGGTGTTAATTCGACTACACCTGTAATGCTGTCCTCAGTTTCTTCAGTAGTCTTGATGAACTTCTTATATGCTTCGGCCATTTTTTCAACATTTTGACCACTATCAATCAACGTATACTGCGTGCCCGTCCCAATTTTCTTGCCATCAAATTTAACTGATTTTGCCATTATTTATATGCCCCTTTGTGTATTGTTTATTATCATTTATTGTGAACCCGTGCTTAGAATGCGCTTCTCAGCATGTTTAAAAGCCGCCCCTAGCGGTATTGTGGATTTATTTTAGGCGACCATAATTATCATTTATTACTGGTTGGCGCAGATGAGTCACTATCAGTTTTACTAGTCTGTGAGCCTGTGTCAGTTGTAACTTTATTGACCACTGGTGCCGTTACTCGCGTTTTTATAAAACGTTTGTCCAGGAAATACAGCGTCAAACATCGCTTGCTTATCAAATTTAGGATCTGACTCAGCATATACCTTGTACGGTTGGCCGCTGAATTTATCATAGTTCAAGGCGGTAAACGTCAAATTATCATCGTCACGAGTTTCAGCTGTATCCGTGTTCGTTTGAATGTTCTGGCCAGCTTCGTTAAAAATCCCACGACCAAAGCAGAAATAAACAGCAGTACGTGTCACTGGTGAACGTGACTCAATAATAAGGCCAGCTTCAACGGGTGTGTCAGAATCAATGTAACCACCTTTACCATCTGATACCCGGCCTAATAGTTTTTGCTTGACAATGAAATTAATTTCATTTGCGTCGATTGCCACTGACGGTGCCGAAGGTGGATTAGAAACGTCCACAACTTCATTGTTGCCAGTAATCTTAGATACCGTCCCAGATAGCCCGGTAATGTTAGCAGTCTTAGTACCCAAGTTACCGTTTGCTTTGCTAGTATCAACGGGGTATACCCCAGCGGCCGACAACCCCTTATCTGCATCAATAACCGTTGACCCGTCATCAGCTTTAATACCGGTGTATAACATGTTTAAACCTAATGTTGCCATTTAAATGGCCTCCTTTATATAATTAAATTTCAAAGTGTTCGTGATACTTTCTGAATCTGGTGTTAATGTCTGGCCAGCATCGCTATAACAACGAATATCATTGGTCAATAGCACTTGTTTTAACCCGGATTCGATGGCATCCATATCGCCCAAGTAATCTTTAGGATAATAGAGCTGTATCTGGACTTGCTTCGTTGATTGGAATGGAATCCCATTGCCATAATCTTGACTGCGCTCAGGTAACCCACTGATTACTACAATAGGCTCGTCAGTTGAAGTATCGTTAGTTGGAATAAAAAAGCTATGGATATGTTCCACAGCTAGTTCTGGTATTTCATTAATATTTGCAACAATCATGCCTTTAATAAAAGCTACCGGCGTCACTTGCCCACCTTCTTGTCCATAGCAGTCTTTAATTGTTCAACAACTGCCTTGCCAACTTGGCCTTTTGCTTCACGCTGAGTAGTCTCCCAAAAGTGTTTCCCGGAAACATGGCTGTGTTTGGAACCATTACGGTCAACAACGTCCCAGCCATCATTTTGAAAACGTGCAATGTACCCTTTTTCACCTTTGGCTGTAAAGCCAACGTTAACCGAGCCATTAGGATGATCTACAGCAATTAATGAATCACGTAGATGTACTTTTTCAGCATGACCATGTACCTTGCGTAGTTTTCCTACAGGAATCTTAGGCTTCATAATTTTAATGAACTGATCCGCTCCAGCTGCATTAGCTTTAAGCTTCTCTTCACGTCCAAAGCCTTCCGCCATAGTATCTAAAATATGTTCAAATGAGTCTGCATGTTTAATCTCATTCGCCACGCCCAATCACCACCTTATGACAAGTTATGAGGTCAAAACCATCCGGTGGTAAACCATCATCGTAGGCCACATCATCAATCTGGTAAACATCCTGATGATTGCGTCGTAATTGCATGCCAGTAGCTATTTTTAGATTATGGCGCACAAAGTAAACAGCATTCTGTTGTGAGGTGTCACCATTTAACGCTAACCTTTGCTGAAACGACAATGACCATTCGCCGGCGTACAAACTGAATTGAGGGACAAAATCAGTAATAGGATTACCAGTATTAGGGTTAACTTTTCCAGTAGCTTCCTGAGTTCCAAACTCCAATCTAAAATTCATTCGTGCAGGATTAATTGCTTTCGTCATTTGTCCCCACCTCATATTGCTTTTGACTGTACAACCCTCTGAGTTGACCAATGATTGAGTCCACGACCAGATCAACTGGATTAACAGCGATGGCTGTAATCGATGTTCGATAAGTCCAATATGAACCAGCTAAGGCGTAAACAGCAGTTTCAAACAAGTCACTCACGCCTTCCATTTCATAAAAACCCGTAACGCCGTTTTCATCACCAATGGACTGCTTAATGTAGCTAGTGGCTGCAGACAAATAGCTCTTTAGCAGCTCGTCATCATCATTCCCGTCAATTCGCAAAGATGATTTCAATGTTTCTAAATCGGCTGCCACTTAAATCACATCCTTACTTAGCCGCCCAGATTGTTACTGTACTGTGTATTTATTGGCGACATAGTTGGCTAATTACTTCCCGTCAGTCGTTGTAGCAGCGCTCGCCGCAAAGTTGGCCGTTTGGTCAGCAATTTTACTGAACGAACCTGCAACAAAGGCTTCCGTATCAGTAGCTTCAACATCAAAACGATCAATCACACGAATCTTAGTTTGATCCTTTTCAAAAGCGCCAGCTCCGATATTAGTCGTTAACAATGACGCATTTTCTCGGTCAAATAAAGTAACCGCTTGTGATAAGTCACCATAATACAATGGATAAACTGGTGCCGCTGCCGTCCCAGTATTTGGCAACCACTTGTCAGCAATCATAACCACTCGCTTACCGCGGACAATCATGCGGTCCGGCTGGGTTGGATCTGGTTGCAATAGGTAATTTCCCATAGCGTCCTTAACCTTGCATAACTCATTGTATCCTGACGTGTTCGTCAACAAGAACGATGTTGCCTTAATTGCTGGGTCAACAGCCGTGTTGATCATATCAATGATGTCATCAAACTTAGCTAAGGTTGGCTTCTTTGGCACATTATTCATGGCTTCAATAATCTTAGTGTTACGACTAACAACAACCTTTTTAGCAATCCATTGGGTAAGCCATGCCATAAGGTTGTCAGCAGTATCTTTCAATAATGAATTTGTTGCCGTCGTAATTCCACCATAACGATGAATTACATACTTAATCAAAGTAAGCTTTGGATCATCATTATCACCAATAGTGGCTGTTTCATCATCTAAATCAATCAATGGAGTGACATCTGACCATTTTTCAAAAACTCGTGATCCCGTCTGGGTGCTAACAGCTTCCCGATTAACATATTGTTGAAGGTTGTCATATTGACGAACCAGTGTATTAATTGCTGTTTGAATATCTTGTGGAATAGTCAAACCAATTGCATTGCCAGCCGCGTCAGTAGATGAAGTTACCAAGTTCATAACTTTAGGGTCACCTTTAATCATGCCTTTGAAGTTCTTAATGAACTCATCTTTGATGTCTTTTTCTTTATCATCAAGTGGGGTTTTGTCCTTATCATCCATATTGGCAATCTTTTGAGCCTTGCGTTCTTCTTCCAATTGTTCGTGTAAAGCATCACGCCGAGCAACCGCATTGTCACGGTCTTGTTTCATTGCTTTAAATTGGTCTTGATCGAAGCTGTCATCAAGGACAGCAGCATTTAACTTGTCGTTTAAGTCTGATACCTTTTGCCCTTGGGCGATCCAAGCATCATTCATCGTGTTAATATTAGCCATTAGTTGGCCTCCTTTTGATTTTTTCCAAATAAAATAGCCAATTTGCTGTTTCGTAATTCAGCAGATTGACTATTAGTAGTATTTTCTTCTTTAGACGGTTTAGTTTTATCCTTATCCGCCTTGTAAATTAGATTCAGCAGCTTATTAACTGCAGATTTAGGTGGAATGTGTGAAATAGCGTTCACCGGTTGCAATTGTTGATCATTAGCAAACATAATTTCGTCAGCGAAGCCTTTATCAACGGCATCACTAGCAGTTAACCATGTTTCATTTGCCATTAGCTGTAGCAAGTCAGCTTGATCCATGCCAGTTTTAGCTTCATAAGCACTGGCAATCGATTGATCAATACCATTTAAAATGCTGGCTTCATGCTCCAAATCGTCAGCATTACCAGCTGGTTGTGACCAAGCCTTATGGATCATAATCTGAGCAGTTGGTGAAATGTTGATATGATCGCCAGCCATAGCAACCACGCTTGCCGCACTAGCGGCTAAGCCTTGAATATTAACTGTTACATTGCCAGCATAATTCTTTAGCATAGTATAAATTTCACTAGCCGCAAAAACGTCACCACCATTGGAAGCAATGTCGACTTCAAGTGCTTCATCATCACTGTCGTCATCGTCAGTGTTGCCACTGTCATCATTTAAAATGTCAGCAACACCTGAAGGTGATACTGCTGGCATTCCAAAGAACTGATAGAAACCGGCTGTTTGATCATCAACAATATCGCCTTTAATCATCACTTTCTTTGTCATCATTATCACCTCCTTTTCCTGATTGAATCACAACTTGTTGTGTCGTTGGATTCTTAGCATCAGGCATTTCATCCGGAAAATAACCAGTCTGCTGTAATAACCAAGTTGCTTGATTATTGGCAATCGTGCCATCTTTAGCTAGTCCTGATAGAGTAGCTGCAAACGAGTCTCCCAATGGGTCTACAGCAGTCCGTATATTGGCCGTAATCTTGGCATTAAGCTTATTATCCAGCTCAGCTAAAATCGCCTGTAAATAGCGATTAAGGGCATTGGTGTACATGCCTTTGATTTGGTCAATATTACTTTGTTGGTCACCTTGGCCATTCAAATAACTATCAGGAATACCGAAGACTTTAGCAATTTGCTTACTCGTCCAATCTGTTTGGCTTAACAGCTTGGTAACATCGGCTTTCATTTCTAATGGCTTGTAATCTTCAAGTTGATCAATAACAACCGGACCACCGTTAGAACTGTTCACCTGCTTCATAAAGTTACGTGAACGGCTAGCTTTCATCTTCTCACTTAACAGTCCACCGTGCTGGATAGATAGCACGCCAGGAGCGCTGATTGAACGTGCTAATGCAGCCAACGTTAAACTGTTAGATGAACTCTTGACTTGTAACTCATTCGATAATGCTTTTAATGGACTGTTACCCGTCATACCGCCATCAGTACTAGCCCAGCGAATATGAATCATGTCAGACTGTGGTACATATTGAAGAACGCCCAAGTTAGGCTCATCAAAAGTAACCGTATAGGTTAAGCCACTACCGTCATCCAATAAGTAGGTTTGCACTTGGCTCGGTCGCAAATATTCCCAGCGTAGATCTAAGCCATTAGGATTACGCCAACGATATGCAAAGCATTCACCACCCAATAACAATTGTGAATACATAGACTGCCAAAACGTGTGACCGTTAGCTGTCGTACTAGGATTGTTTAGTATTCCCTGCGCTCGTGGCATATTAGCCATTAATTGTACCGTGGCTAAGTCTCCAGATATTTGATTAACCGCTGAATAAATATCTGAATTTTCCAAAGCATCCTTGGCGCTAACATACTCATTACTACCAGTTGGCGACAAAAAGTTAACAATATTATCGTCTTCTACTGGCACACTTTGAATACTAACTGAATTATTTATTGCCGTTGGTGGTTCAAAAAAGGGCATTATTAATCACCTCCTTTTTGGCCAGCTGTTACAACTTCTGAAAGCCATCCAACTAAAAACAAAGCTACAGCAATTGCTAGAACGCCCTGTGCCTGCCCAAATAAAAAGGCTGCATATACCCCAGCAATCACGCTTAGAATAAAACACAGCACATCAAAATAATGCCAGATAGTTGCAAAAAATTGTTTAAAAATCATCAATATCATCTCCTAACAATCCTGACTCCGGGTTATTAAACCATTCAAGAACTTGTTTTTCGTTCATACGTTCGACCTGTTTATCAGGATTGTTTACGTCTGAAAAGTCTTCAAAGTGATACATGGCTTGGAATAAGGCATCAATTAACGCATCTACCACATCAATCTTCAATGTGGCCTTAGCTTTATCGACTTGAATACCAATTTTGTCTTCATATATTTCTGCATTCAGTAGCGCCTTTTCCATAATTCGATCATCGAGTCGGTCTACCGAGCCTTCGACGAACATCGTCTGCAAAAACTTAGTTGGATCCTTCAATTCACTAGTCCGCTGCCGAATGGCTTGCAATGGCCACCCTGAATTCAAATCTAGCTGCTTGATTGTAGGCGTTAGCCCCCACGCATCATAACCAAAGAAAACAACTTCCAGTCGATGCCGCTCAACAAAGTTAAGCAACCATTGGTAAACCTGCTCATCATTGATGAGCCCCTGAGGGTGACTACTAATTGTACAAAATCCCTTTTGAGCTAAGTCCCGATAGTTAATACCGTCTTGCTTTTCTTTAGCTTCAATCGAACCAGCTTTCTGCCAGGGAATAAAGCTATGCTGATAAATAAACCATCGTGGTTTGTCATTATTATCACGATAAGGAAATACAAACGCTAGCGCCGTGTTATCACTAAACATCGAGTAGTCAAAGCCAATATAAACTTGCCGGTCATCAAAACTAAATGATGATATAATAGCCCGCTCAACGTCAGGCAGTTTCAAGAAGCTATCGGCCGATTGCTCTAGCCACAAGTTGAGGTTTTTATTTTGGAAATCGTTGAGTGTGCCCGACAAAGCGTCAGAATCACGCTTATCTGTCAAGCCGTTCAGCAACACTTCTCGTTGGCTCGGTAAATCTAGTAAGGGATTACTTTTAACCCACATATCGGGCTTATAAGTTTCGTCCAGATTGTCCTGCGACCAAATAAGCCCCAAATATGTATCAGCATCGCGCAAATAATCTTGTTCCATGGCTTGCTGAATCATACGCTCGTCGTCGTGAAACGGAACAGTGGGATCAGGATATGCCGTTGAAATTTGAATAAATTGCTTATTACGTACCTTAACTTGGCCAGAAACAATCTTAGAAATCTTTTGTCGTGTCTTAATTTCACCAATTTCATCAAATATAGCCGTTGTGAAATGAAAGCTATCGTACTGACCAGCCTCATGACTAATCGCCCGCAGTTTATTGTTATTACTACTCATCACAACTTGATCCGCTTGCGAAGACAATGTCCGAGTATCTAGCCCACTATCAGCAATCAATGACTTAAATGGCTCAATAGTTGCAATCTTAGCAAGCATTGACTTAATGTAGCCCAGAATCTTGCTCGTTTGTTTGTAATTAATGGATGAAACTAAATAGTCTTGGTTAGATAGTCCCAATGACTCAATTAAATAGCTATAAGCAGTGATAATCGCCATCAAGTATGTCTTTCCTTGTCCACGTGCAACGGAAACAATTGCCCGTGAGAAACGCTTACCACCGTCATCATTACGCCAGCCAACCAGCATAGCCATAATGAATTTTTGCCACGGCATAAGCTTAGTTGGTTCGCCTGTATCAACATTCGGACAGATGGCAGCAAATTTAAGCACTTGATCTACTTTCTTAACCGAATAAGTAAAGGGAAATTCAACGCTACCTTGCCGTTGCAAATCTCGGATATGACGAAAAGCCGCTAGCTTGATCAAATAGCCAGTTGTTACCTTCTCATCTAGGACGTCAAAAGCATATTTTGTGCCCTCATCAGTGTATTGATGACGAATTGCTGAGCAGTCTAATGATTGATAAGCCCCAATAACATCATGTGTTTGTGTTAAATCAATCTTCATTATCAGTCTCCTAGAAATTCTTTCATGCGATCACTGATACTTCGCTCGTCTTTGTGATCATCTAAGTTCAGCTTCAACAAATCGCTGCGCGATTTTGGCGACAAGCCTAATTCAGCGCCTAGTTTAGTCAGGTTTTTAACCGCTGAATCGTAAATTTGTGTCATGGGATTACGCTTGTAACCCACGAAGTCTCGACCAATTTTTTTACCGGTCTGATCTTGTAACGTTTTATAGATTGCTTGGACTTCACCGTTTTCCTGGATATGTTTATACGCATTGCGATAAATCTCATATTGGGAAGCATATTGCTCTACAAGCCCGCTATCAATGCGCTTAACCGGGGTATTTTCTTCTAAAAAAGGCACTAATCGACGCCAAACAACCTTAGCTTGCCGGCCTAAGTAAGCTGGCGGTGTGCGCGTTAATTGACCATCGTTGACATCTTTATCCGCTTTTTTCATTTTCTATGTCTCCTTTCATTATTGGTTGACCCCCCCTACCTAAAAATTTTCAAAAATTGTTTCTATCACAAAATAACGGCAATGTGTGTGCTCTTCCTGGGACGTGTTAGGGGGCGGGGGGTTGTTTAGAAAATTTAAAAACACAATTTCATCTGCTCGTTTTAGAAAATTATTTTCTTATACCGTTTCAAATGAAAAGCTAAGATTGTTTCCCCTAAAAGAATAACTTATGCTTCCGTCCTTCAAGCCTTTTGCTACCTTGTCTCTACCGATGTGCAGTATTGAAGCTGCAGCATCTTTCGAATAGAACATGCTAGCTTCGTGAGTGACATTATTAATTACTCTAAACAAAGTTCCTTTAGTATGTGACATTTTTGCATTGTGATCCCCGTAATTAACATTATATTTCCTTGAACACCATTCAAGATTAGAAACGTTGTTGTTGGATTTGTTTTCATCTTTGTGGTTTATTTCATTTAGCTTGCTGTAGTTTTTAATAAACGCTTTGGCAACTAGTCGATGTATATAATGGCGTTTTTTAATGCCTCCATTGGAAAGCTGAACAGTATAGTATCCACATCCATTATTGGTTGGCGATAAAACTCTTCCCGACGTTATTCTTCCAAGCTTGTCAAATCTATCTAAGCTTCTAACTCTTCCGTAAGAACTAACTTCATATAATCCCTCGTATCCGTCTATGCTTTTCCATCGTTCCATAATCAATTCCCCCTCATAATCAAAGCAAGTTCATTGATGTCGTCTATCGGCTTCGCACCTGTAATAGTATTTCCCTGTCCACATCCATAATACTTCTGTTCAAACTCAGTCTTCTTGTAATGACACTCTCTACATATCACAGCAAGGTTATTTATATTATCTTTATCATCAGGAAAAGCTTCTACAGGTCTTACGTGATCAACAGTCTTAGCGGGTGTGATAGCGCCTTGAGCTTTACAGTAAGCGCATAAGTAATGGTCACGCTCCAGGACTTGTTGTCTTAGATGTGACCATTGCCTTGTCCGATAGAAATTGTATTGCTGACGCTTAGTGTCATTACGATAACGTGTAACCGTGTTGTACTTGTGCGTGTAATGCTTATCGTGGCTACGTGTCCAACGTTGCCGACTAGCTAAGTACTCAGCTTCATGCTCATGGTGTTGCTGACAATAGTGGTCAGGGAATGTAACCATCTCATGGCAGTTAGGATAATGGCATCTTCTTGTCCTTGGCATGTTGCTTCCTCCATTTCTTTTCCAAACTAAAAGCGCCATGCTGTTTAGCACGACGCTTCTTATCCCTGTACCATCTATCTAGCCGGGCATCTGCAGCTACCCATTCAGGCGGCTCATACCCATAGTTGCTGTGTATCATTATTGTCATTTCATACCACCACGACTTACTTTCCAATACTAACTGCTCGTCCGATATCTATTGATTAATCGGATATTTTGCTTGTTTATCATCATCTTTTACTGTTTTGCCGTCTTTTTTCCCAAATAAACGGTTCCTTGTTATTCTCATCTACAACCATAATATCTGTATTTTTATAATTTTCATTAAACAATTTCTCTTTCTCACTAAGGTCGTGTGTTACTACACCTTCTTGGAAATATTCCACTTTTGGAACATTGGATAATTTTAGAATTCCATTTTTATCTTTTTTCAATTCAAACATTGCCAATCCAATTTCATTGCTATTCGTATGAAAAATAATGTCAATGCTTTGAATCACATTAGGATAGTTATATAACTGGGCATAAGTAACTAATAATAGCTCATTTTCAGTGCTTTCCAGATTTGAAGCCTTGATACTTTCGTGCACAAGACTCCAATTCTTAGTGTCTCTTTTAAATGAATCCCATTCTGAATTATCGCCTTTACCCTCTTTGCCATTAATATTCGCACTTGATTTCTTATATTTACTGCAAACATTGTTATCTGCAACTAAACTAGTCACTAAAATACTGATATCGTAAACATTTTTCTTGTTAGAATTAATTATCGAAATGAAATTTGAATCTGAATAAAAATACTTTGATTCAAATTTCATCTTTTTTTGATGATCTTTACTTCCTAAAAACTCCCGGGGCTGACATGAATGAACATACACTTTCTTTGAAGGTTCAAACGACATTCGAAAGAATAGGTAAAACTTAGGATGGTTATCATCCAAACGTGTTTTTTGTTCAGATTTCAATTGCATTTGAACGCCGTACAACCCAAGCAAGGCTCCTAAATAGCCACCCCAAAATCCAAGCCATCCATCATTACTAGAATCACCCAAAAAAACAGAGTTCAAAAAGTGCATACAAACAAGTAAGATTATAGGTACCACTCCTAGGGCCACAAATCCCCCAACAATTAATTTCCAATTTATATGTGCCATTTCAATTCCTCCAAACTACTCTAACTATACAAAAGCTCCTGCCAATAAGCGAGAGCCAGTTTGAAGATTGACCGTTTTGGAGCCGCGGGTTCGTTTAATGTGCTTGGTAGGGATTTGCACCCTACATGGTATCTTGACTTCGGGGTTGCGAGCCCTGTCTACGCCATTGAAATACCACTATGCCCGTTGTGTCTACCTATTCCGCCACAAGCACAGCCAATGTAAACAAGACGATGGGAGTTCATGTTATGAAGCTAATTGCCAACATGACTTCATCCACATCTCAAGCTTTCAGCAGTTTAGCGACTTACTTAGGTCGTAAATGGCTCCGGTAGGATTTGCACCTACTCAGTCTCTCGACAACGGTTTTACAGACCGCCACAGCTCACTGTCTCTGTCGCAGAGCCAAACAAGTATCCGCATTGTTTTGCGTAGTTAGCTTTAGCTACGATAATTTTAAGCTACATGCTCATTAACGCCTACTACTTAGGAGCTACCTAATTAGTTGTCAATGTATTACAAGGCATGGGCTAGCACCATGGCTACCAACGTTCAGATGATTTAGGCATATTTTAAACATAATTTTGTTTTAGTATGTCTGTAGATTTATCCTACTGGTACTTGACTGGTCGTTTATAAACGGTATTACCGTTTCAACTACAACACCGACTTATTGAGAATCCCATTTGGTTCTGCTAGTTCTCACACTAACATTTGCTTGGGCTTTGCGTCGGCACAACCGTCAATGCTTTTTATCTCAAACTTGCTACTATAATCTACATATCGAAACAGCTTTCTTTCACTGCAACCCAGTTGTATTAAAACTAGGTTCAATAATTATTAGGCTATCGTCTAATAACGATCGTTCAGTCGCAGACATGCTGGGCGGAATTATCAGTTCCTCATACACCAGCTTGATACTTAATATCGCTGGTAGGCCTCGAACCTACATCCCATTGTGGCTTACCAATCAGCCCACAGCGATTACCAGTCTGTAATTTTGAGGATTACTTCATGCGTATCATCATCACGCTTGGCATACTATCAATTTAGCACGATTGTAGGGGTCAAAAGTGCACGATTAGTGCACGTTTTTATATTTCATACAATCCAAACCCCTTAGCACAATCGTTAATAAAAGTTTTCTTTAAGTCGAACGCTTTTCGACGGCTAACATTTATCATGTGATTTGCAATTAATCCGTCAATTGTGTACTGCTGGTGTTTCTTAAAATATAGCTCATTTATAATTACTTCTGTATCACGGCCAACGCCGTCTAGACAATCATCAATTACTTCTCGCTGACGCTTCAATGTGTTAATGCGCCGATCATCGTCAATTGTAATGAGCGTATTTAACGCCGTATCTGGGTATTTGTATTGTGCCTTGCCACCTCCAACATTATCATCACGTGGTACAGTTGGATAACGTAATTCCTGTTCACGTTTCTCGATATACTTGTCAATTTTGGGATAATCGCGCAAAATATCTTCTACTTTTCTAATAGTTGAGCGTTTCACTACCAGTTCCCCTTTCAAATATTGTAGTCTAGCAGCGCACATGTTTAGGGTTGCCTAAATATATCGTGTGGTGTATATTATAGTTGCTTTAATTCCTAGCGTCGTATTCTCCTCAACAGATACGACGCTTTTATATGTTATACTGACAACGGTCATTCGAGTGGTCCTGTGACTGGTCGCCTTAGTAGGCGGCTTTTTGTTTACTATCGCGATTGCTCAACTCCGCAATGTCAGCAATGAAGTCCTGGCCAATTTGTGCCTGTTGCTCAGTTGTCAGTGCCGCGTTCATTTCCAGGTTGGCAACTGTGGCTTTCATTTGAATTGCTTTTGCGTATTCGGTGTCAGTCATTTGTGCCCTCCCATAAATGCAAGTCGTACATAAAAGTTTCAAATCTGGCCTTATTGAATTGATAAAGCTTCTCATCCGATCCATAAGGTCGCTCGATTACTAAACGATCATCCCTAATTCCAAGGTAACCATTATTATCAAGCTTCTTATCATAATATTCATAGTAATCATTTCCGAGTCCGGTCACATCATGATAATTCAGTGTTTTCCACGCTTGCCTCCCTGCATCTTCAAAAATACGAATGAGTTTTGGAGTAATGTTAAATTCTGACCGTTTCGAAAACAAGCTAATATTATGTGCTTTGACTGCAATCTTTAATTCATCAACTTGAACTACATTCATTTCTTTTCCTCCAATAGTTCCGGGTTCTCGTGCACGTTGCCAATAACTTTGATATTTTCAACACCAGCATTCATGATTTCGGACAACACATTAGATTCGTATAAATGTGAATGGTATTTCAATTCAAATGCTGGGTAATTGTATTTTATGCACCATTCAATTACATCGTTGTAGTAATTCCCGTCCTCGTTAAAAACTGACACAATGTCACCATCATATATATCCTTGCCATTCACGTCTTTCAAGCCAGTAAACTGCTCAAGCTTAAAATCACTTGCATCTAAGGCGTCCAAGGTCAAACCTTTCAATTCGTCATAGTCTCTAATTACGTTGCACTCGTTGTCCCACGCTCTAAACTTAATCATCGTCGCCATCTCCTATCACTAGCAGGCCTGTGCCAATTGACTTAAGATCCATTCTATTGCTTCATATGATTCACTCATTTTTAATCCTCCGGGTGTATTAGTATTAATGCTAAAGAAATCAAGATAGCACCAATCGTGCAAATTGTTCCCACAATTATTCCACCCTCAATAAATATATTAACTAGAGCTGTCACACCAAGTACGATTGAAAGACAGATGATTATTCCAAAGCCAATTTTATTTCTAGTGCTCATTTTCAATCCTCCCCGAACGTTTCAAACGCCCGCTTGCGAATATTGTATGGCTCATATTCCTTGGCCAATTGCTTTCTATCCAGCGTCTTAGCTTTATTTTCCTCGGCGTGTTCCTTCATTCGCCGGTGCTTCCGTTTAATCGTTGAACGCTTCTTAGTGTGTTTAGGCATTCTCGTCCTCCGTAATGTAGTATTTGTTTTCGTCAATCGCACGAATGCGTCTATCCAGCCAAACGTTATTGTGCTTTAGCTCCCGAGACGTCCTAGTTTTACCCTGCTTGCCTTCCATGACTAATTTAATGGCATTATACTGGGTACGCGTAATCTCCATGTAATCGCCCGATATGGCCTTAATTCCAGGCATCTTATGCAAGTTAGCTAGTTTGCTCTCAGGCACGTTGTCCATGCTGCCATATCTCGTTTCTAGCTTATGAATTACTTCCAACGCTTTCGACCAATTTTTACTTGTCATAGGCTAACTTCCTTTCAAGCTCTTGTTCGTAATTAGCGTGTATCTCATTCGTACAATTTGGGCATGGGGCAAACGTGAAACCATAACTTTCAAGTGGTTGCTGAACAGCTTTACTACCATGACATAATTCACAACTCATACACTTCTGACTCCTTCCATGTTGTCAAACAGCAATTGACAGCTAGTATCCTTGGTATATAAGCGATCGATTGTTTTGCCATCATACATACTTTCTAATTGCTTACGTGTGTTGTTAGTCGTAATGATGGTTATATGTTTAACTTCGTTATGATCAAAATCGCAACGCGCATTCGCCACTTGATACATCAGCGTCTGCAAATCTTTGTGTACTGGCTTGTAGAACCCTTTTTCAGTTGGCTTACCGCCTTCAGTACCAAAGTCGTCTAAAATTAGAACATCAACGTTTTGCATATCTTTTAGAATGTATAGTAAACGTTGACGTACATCCGGTGCTTCATACTTTTCATTAACTAGCCGTAGCAACTCAGCTGTTGAGACAAACATTGCTGTCTGTCCTGCATTCATTAGCTGATACATGATTGCTAACGCTAATGATGTTTTACCAACGCCGGGTCCACCTGCAAGCGCTACGTTGAACTGGTTAGTCTCTAATTGCCTAGCTAACTTAAATGCCTGATTACCAAGTTCTCTAGCTTTGGCTTGATTAGGCTGTTTATCAACCTGCCAATCATTAAAGCTAAATCGTAGTGGCACGCCTCCAGACCAGACTGACATGCGATAGTAATACCGTTTTCGGTTAGCAATTACGCCAGCATTCGCCCGATCAATTGTTTGATGATCCAATTCTTCTTTGGTTGGCAACTTAGTTGTATCAATGCCTCTAGCCGCTACTACTTTCTGAATCGTGGCTTGATTGAATAACTTCGTTACATTTTCCATTAGCCAAACCAGTCCTCTCGTGTTTGTGGCGCAACATTAGTCGGGCGATCCCGTTCAGCCTGACCCATGAGCGTGTCATACTGCTTGCGTAGCTTCCCTGCCGATAAAATGTTTGCTTGCCAGAATGAATTGTCCTGTGACCAATCTACCAGCCAATCTAATTTTTCATAATCACGATGATCACGTTCGTGTGCCAATCGAATATCATTAGCCCATTTTTGTAAGTTTGGTTCTTTAAAGTCAGGCTGCCGTTGTTTAATTCTGGTCAACAAATGACTAGCAATTTTGTATGGCTGAGAAGACGGGTCATAATTTGGCTTTGCCAAATGGTGACTATCTTTATTTACCTTACCTTTACTAACCTTACCTAACCTAACCTTACCTATGCGGTCCATTGTCCGTCCATTGGTTGTCCATTGGACGTCCAGTAACTTTACCCGTGTCAGCACGCGGCTTGGGCTCAATTAATTCTAGGTTTGGCATGATTTCTAATAACAAGTCTTTATATATCGAATCCACTTTTCTATCCGCTCGAATTCGATTATTTTCGTTCCAATCCGTGATATAGGCAACTAGATCATCGTTTAAAACATTTACAAAATTCTTAGCTACTAGTATTCGCAAATCGTCCTCAACTGCACCAGTTTGCCGCATAACCGAGAACGCTTCTACAACACCATCATCATCCGCATGCAACCCCAAATGAAAATAGAGTGCCTGACTGCTCAACGGCATCTTTAAAAATTTAGCGCTATCGGTTATACGGTTGCTAAACATTCTCCTTTGTGCCATCTTTTAATCCTCCCTTATTTACTAGTAGGCATTCCACCCACCCGGTGTATTAGTCACTGCTGTATTTACCTTTCAAGCCAATTCGTTTTAACGTTTCTTTATCTAGTTTTATGCCATCTACCGGGACGTGGTATTTTGCACTAAATGCCACGGATCCAATTTGCTCAATCTTGCTGTGATGGACTCGACACAATGCCATAACGTGCCGTTTGGTGTGGTCAACGTGTGTTCTGTTCAAGTCGGCTCCGATAACGTCTACATGATGGATATCAGCACGATTACCACAGATCATGCAAACTCGATGACGGCAACATTGAAACAGATAATATTCTTGCTCACGCGGCAATAGCTTATAGCCTTCCTTGAACGGCACGTGCCACTCAAACATGAAGTCGATGACTAGGTCTAACAACTGGTTAGCATCGCTCACAGACGATTCCGTGGTGTCTGACAGGCTAATCTGCTTGCCAAACGTATATGACTCATACTGCAAATAAAACAAGTTTTTCAAGAAGTCTGTCGGCATGCCTGACCACGTATAGATGTCACTAAGCAACGCGAAGAACAAGCGTCGTTGTTGCGGCCTAGCTTTACGTGTGTCAGCTAATTCAGAGTACGTGTAGTATTCGTCAGCAGAACCACTTACCGTCTCAACATGGTCAAGGTTAGGCTTATGGGTGAGCTTCTGAACCTGATACCACTCGCCATCTTTTTCAATTAACTTAGTCGGTAGCAGTTCCACACGATCACCTCTGCCTAATTTATATCACCGAATTATCTTTTAAAGTCTCCAGCAAAAATTTTCCGCCAGACAAGCCTTCATCCGCATCTTCAAATTGCTGTTGCAATCCACCTAAGTAACCTTCTAGTTCTAATAATAACCAGTCATATTCGTTAAACAGTGCAATCTTTTCCTCATCGTCTAGGTCGTCAAACGAAACAATTTTTTGACGTGTCTGTACCGCCCTGTAGGCAAAGTCAGCAGCGCTTGTGGCCGCAGATAACTTTTTTTCTACACGGTTAAGTTTCATTTCAAACGATTAGCATTCAGATAGTAAGTCCACCATTTATTTCAGCCCCCTATTAAACATCCATGCATTCAAGCAAAACGCCATTGCCATATTATTTTGAATTAGCATCCATTCTGGAGTTAATTCTTGTGGATCAATTGATCCAATCCGTGTAATACCCTGAAAAATACAATCCTGTTGTTTTTTGTAAGGTAATGGATTATCCATAACTACCGTCCTCGCTTTCTTAGCACTTGCAAACATTTCGAGTTAGCGTTAGCATATACGCACACCTTGAATTGTTTTCTTGCTCCCTACTCTTGTAATCCACTCCAGTAGGGAGTATTTTTGTCTTTTAGCTTGCAAACGAGACTGCTTTGGAATAGAGTAGATATTAGTGTTAAGCATCTCTTCCATTAGTCCATCGTTAGCCGTTACTAGCGATGGCTTTTTTGCGCTCGTTTCCACTCGTGGAGTGGTAAAATTGATACTTTTTGCATGATCATTCCTCCTACTTGAGCACTTGAATACCATTAGTAATGATTTCAAATTGCTGTCCATTTTGTTCAACTACAGCTACATCTTTTTTTGTACGCAACGTGAACGGAATTGACTTGATTTCAACTACTCTGCCAACGCCGGCTTCTCTTATCAGCTGACCACAACTATATTCAGCTTTGAAACTCACCCGGTCACCTACATGAACTTTCATGGTTATTCCTCCCGATACATTGGTGGCAACGTAAATGTCCATCCATCGTCGTTTTCTTCATCTGGATCGCAAACATTAATATCGTGTTCTTGCAATTCGCCAATAAATTCTTCTGAATAGCCAAAGCACGGGTGCCGCTTAATGATTCCGTCTGTATCGTAAGTGATAGCATTAATCAGCTCACGTTCATCTGTACGAATTGCGTTATACTTACGTGCTCTTAACGCGTGTTCGATGTCTTCTTCATACATATTGCTTCCTCCTTAAATTCCAAACCAGTTTCTAATCTCTCGGCGCTTGTACCACACGGTTGTTAGCGCCCAGGTTAATACCGCTACTTCTACCATGGAAATTCCTCCCAATGAGATTCCAAAAATTCAGCCATCACGCTAGCCTTAAACTTCCAGGCGCTACCGCGTCCTTTGTGAATTATTTGACCTTGTTGCTCCATTCTGCCAATCTGTCGGCTGTATTTTGGATTTTCAATAATATTTTCTTTAATCCATTTAATCGATTTGTTTCCACACCAGATACGTAAATCGTCCATTATCCATGTACGCCCATGTGTAGTCTGATCCAGTAGCTTGTTATACGCATCTGTATCAACTAATACATATTGGTCCATGTTTTTAACGTGCATCGGAACTGCTGCCACTTTTAGTGCTTGCATAATAGAGTCTCCTTTCTAATTTCATATTGCTAATCTTTCTATGCTGGCTTAGTTGTATACTTGACTTATTCCAATTAATCGAGGTGATAAATATGAGAAACACATACGTACTTCCTGAATCTCATTGGAACGTAACCTTCTTGGATAAAACCGATGCCGATATTTACTATCATGAATCAGTATGCAAGTTGTTAGATTTATTAACTGTAAACATCAATAACAAATTTCACATTACTGATATGCCCATCGGTAAAATAACAAACGTTCCTTCTTCTAAGAATCCGCTAAAAGTTGCCGGAGAAAATGCAATCATCTTAGATGCTTCTCCAGGATGCTACTGGGGACAATATGCTTTCCAATATGCTCACGAGCTGTGCCATTACTTAGTTGATTCGAAATGGCCGCCTATGCGTGATGAGTGGTTTGAAGAAGTCATCTGTGAATGTTCCTCAAGATACTGGCTAAACTGGTTATCTAAGAGCAATTTTTATCCATTGTCTTCTGACATTTTCAAAAACTACGCATTTCAACGAACGCTTCACATCAATTCATTCAACTTTAAAGATTTACAAAATGAAGATTCTCAAATTTTGACTTATTTCCGGGAAAATCATGAAGATCGTCCACATTTCAACTTTTTAGCTAATCAAATTATGCCGATCATCAATGATGATCCAGAAATTTGGTCAGAAATGTTTCTACTTAGAACTATTTCAGATAACTTCACCTTCATGGAAAATCTGAACAACCTTGTATACCAATCGTTCAAACATAAAAAATCATTTAAACGTATCGTTGCCCTGTTTCTTTGATACGTTGGGGTGCCCTAAAGGGCCTTTTGGACCTGGATCATCGCACCCCACATATCGCATTCTGAAGGCTTCCGTGTTACTTGCGATAACATGGAGGTCTTTTTCGATTGCCCATAATACGTGTACTAGTTGCTTTAGTGTTTTTGTCATATTGTTAATCCTCCTATGCTGGCTCCTTTCCTAATCGAAGTGACGTCTGCCGAATAATCGTCTTAGTTGCTGTAGATGGCTCCCAATCGTTGATGAAGTCCATTACCATCTGGTAGTCCTTCTTGCGTAGCATTGACCGAGCGCTCACGTTAGCAATCTTCTTGATTCCACTGCCAATATCCTTGAACAGCTCACCTCGTTGTTTCTGTGTGATATGACCATAGCTATGTGCGACTTCCGACACGCGCTGATTAACACGCCGGTTAAGTGCGCTGTATTCAGGATTAGGAATAACTTGGTTCTCTTTGAGGTCTTTCACATCGCCCTCTACACTATCTAGGCGTTGGTTAGTCTCCTCATTGGCTTGCAGTGCCAATCTGGCAATCTCTCGTGGGGATGTTGGTAGCGCAAACTGTTTCGGGTTAAAGTAGTTTTCTTCCAGCTCATCAAACATGTCCCAAGCTTGATCAGTTCCAAGCATTTTTGAATGCCGGCTAGCACCACGTTTAGCCCAAAGATAAAGTGAACGAGTCATAGGGCTAATTTGTAGGTCGAAATTTGCGACTTGCAATTTAAAGCTTGCTAGACGTTCGCCATCCAGTTTGAAGTAATGTTTACCTTCAATAAATTTGTCTCGATTATTATTGAAATTTTGCTTAATTCGATTAGAAGTTGTTCCATAGAACTCAGCTAGCTGTTCAGTGGTTAAAATTAGATCTCCGTTAAATTTAACTTGTTGTACTTCTTGCATGTGAATCATTCCTTTCTTTCTGCGATTAATGTTGATTGCCTTCAAAATTAAATGGTGCAACTTGGTTCATATCTAGTCCTCCTTAGATTTTGTATTTTTTAACAAGGTAGTCATAAACTTCATTAACTAATCGCTCTGCACCGTTTGTCGTTATCTTTTTATTCAATGCAAGATTTACAAAAGTGATTGATTTTTTGAAATGATCAGCGATAGTCCCTTGACTTTCTAACTGACGATGATTTGCCAGCCACGATTTAATCGCCTCTGCTTTATTGTTTGTTTCCATACGAATAAACATCATTTTGCCTCCTTTTAATATTTATTAAGAAAGATATTGCAAAAGTCTATAACATGTCTTAATATATAGACATAACGAAATAGCTACAAAGCTCTTATTTATCGCCCGCCAAGATGATTAATAAGCTCTTTTAGTTTTGCTAATTTGTTAACAATATTTCTTAACAAAGATAATTCTACAACATGTTTTAGATTTTTACAACTATTTTTTATACATGTTATAGAATTATCTTGCCAATCATTGGAGGAACTCTACCATGACGCTGTTTGACAGGATAAAAAGAATTTCGAAAGAACGTGGATATTCAATTGCTGAGGTTGAACGTAAAGCCGGGATAAGCGCAAATTATATGTATCAGTGGAAAAAACGTAATCCAAGCCCTAAAGCTTTGGCTTCCGTAGCCGATGTTTTAAATGTTTCTGTTGATTACTTATTAGGCAAAACAGATGACAATTCTACTTCAATGAAGCCCAAACAAGTTGATATTACAGATGACGACTATATTATGACCTATCAGGGTAAGCCTATTCCTCCTGAAGATATGGAGTACATCAAACGCATCTTAAACGGTGGGAAGGACTGATAATATTTGAATATCTACATCAAGCGTTTAATGCAGTATGCTTGGGATCATGGGATATCTTGCATCTTAACAGACAAACTAGATGCATACACTCCGTCGTCAGCCAAACCGGAAAATAACATCGTTCTAATTAACCTAAAATGGCACAATCCGTCTGAAATCGCCTTTCAAATGGCACACGAATTAGGCCACGTTATCAACCATGATGAAGGAATATTATATTTTTCTAGTTTTAGCAATAAATCTAAATACGAGCGCATGGCTAATTTAGAAGCATTGAAAATACTTATTCCAATTTATTTAAGCGAAGTTGATACGTATGCTGACAATAGTGTCATGCCGTTTATGGAAAATTTTGGTATACCCAAACGATTAGAAGATGATGTCGTTAACGCCTTCCGCACTAATGTTAGTAACTAGAAGTTAACTTATAGACCAGATACGGATGTCGGTAAAAGCTGGGGAATTTGGAGGAAAATAATATGCCAAAATGTGTGATTTGTAAAAATAAGATTGGCTTCTTTGCAAAGTATTTTACCGTCGATACTGGAGAAAAAGTATGCAAAAATTGTCTTTCAAACTCTGAACCAGAAATATTAATCGAAAATCTTTCCTCTGCGGCGGACGTAGCTTTTCATATGGATAATTCTGTTGGTGATACTTATTTATCATCTATTGGTGAAAAGTCTTTGTCAGATTCTCGTAGAGAGAATGAAGAAGCTAATAAGAAGCGCCTCCAACAAGAACTAGACCAAAAACGTCATCTTGAAGAACTGGCTAAAAAGAGAAAAGAGGCCACCGATAAAGCTTCACGACAAGAAATATTTCATTTTAAAGTACGTGGTACCACCCACTATGACCTAGCAAAAATGGTCTCTTACGCACGTAAAAATGATTTGTTTGACCCTTACGATGGATATACCGCTGCAGACATCAAAGAATTCTCACCTTACGAAGAAGTGTATGAAACAGACCTTGTAGGATTGATAAGCGCGATAGAATTTAGAACAGACCCAAATAATAAATATGATAAAAATGCAATCAAAGTCATTGCTACGCTTGACGATGGTGAATATATGTTAGAACCTGTTTAAAATCTAGCTAATTTGGTATGATAGTTCAAAAAAGGTGATCAGTAATGAATTATCCCAGTAATATTTCTCGCCGACAATTTGAACTAGTCCGTCCCATTTTAGAAGGTGCACGA